CAACCGCTGTTGCTGCGCGAGTGAAGGATGCTCGAACGGTATCGCCTTTGGCGACTCGCTCAACTCCGTTTGCGTTAATGGTCGAAGCTGGAATGAAGCCAACAAGCTCCCGCCCTACTACGTCTGCCGCTGTAAAAATATCCGCAGCTAAGTTAGTTAATACGTTAGCCATTATTGGCCTCCTTAATCATCATAAAGTTTACCGCCCGACCGCATGTACTCCGACTTTTCAGTCGAACGTAATGAGTCAAAGTCAGCTCGTGACATCTGTTTGGATCGCGCTTCGGCCCCGCCTTGCGCTCTGACGGCCCCGCCGCCATTTGCTTGACTACCATCAACCAAGAACGGAAAGTTCTGCTTAATGGAATTAGTCAGATCATCGAGGGATGAGACGGTTAATTGGCCCGATTCATCAGCGACTCGAATCTCGTTATCAACAAGTGTAAGCCTCTGGCTTATTTGCTGCTGGAGTAGTTTTGCTCTACTTGTGTCTTTTGTCAATACCGAAGCTAATTTAGCTGCTTCTGTGTCGATTTTTGACCTAGATATATCAGAATTCATTTTATCGATTGTTTTACGAAGAACATCTGATTCTTGTTTTTGCGATTCAAAGAGCTGTTTATAGTCGTTCTCAGCTTTCGCCTTATCTTCCGCGTCGCTTTTGGCCCTAGCTCTTGCGGATTCGCTTTCTTCTTGAGCCTTTCGCTTTTCTGCGATTAGCTCATCGTTCTTAGCCTTTAGCCCCGAAACCTCCTGATCCAGCCTAGATTGAAGCTCTCGCTCTAAAACCTCTGCCACCTTGCCTTTAGCTTCTTCGTCCATCTCGATATCTTTTAACGCTTCCATTTGCTCACCTCAAGTTTGCAATTTACGGCCCTGCCGCTATATACCCAAGTCCTCAAAGACCATAGGTTCCATTTTCCGAAGTTGGTCAAGCGTCAACGTTGCGCCTTGTGCATCCACAAAGCGACCAATTGATATTCTCCCCTCACGGAACAGTTTGGCCCGAGCAACCCCCAACACTTCCGTCTGAAACGCTCTAGATTGCCTTCTAAGCCATGTTTCGTATCGAGTGCTAGAGTTTACTTGTTGCGCTCCATCGTCTCCCAGAGCGGGCCTAAATGCGTCTACTGACTCCCCTTCCCCTTTCATGATCGGGGCTATAGTGCTTCGGCAATTGAAGTGAGCCGGTGGCTTGGGGCTGTCGTTGCTTTCCTTGAATATCTGCTGGTCTCTACTAGCGCAAATTAAAGAGGTTCTGCCGTCAAGCGTAGCGATCCACTTATAACTATCGGTTATATTAGGGTTCTCCCTCATAACCACTTCTCTAGCTTGGATGCTAACGTAGTTTGCAATGGTGCGGGCTAATGTTGCCGCCTGTCTTTGCTGTAGTTTAGTTAAGTTCTTGATATTACTAGTGATTTCTTGTGAAGTCTGACTAAGTGTTACCCCGTCCCTTACTGTTTGCACGATCTGCCGGGATTTACGGCTAGAATATTCTTGTAGGGCTTCGTTTATGGTATACGATTTAGCGGGCTCTAACGGCATTCGTCTAAGCAGCGTGGCAGCTTGCAGCACCGCTAGTGCCGGGACTGTTACCGAAGCGGCGGTATTAAAATCAAGCAAGTTGACATTGAAGTCTGATTGATAGCCGACAAACTCTAGCATTTCGTCAACAACGGACTTTTCGTACTCTTTTGACCGGGCGTCTATCTCGGCAGCTACCTCTGCAACGATCTGATCCAATCTGGCAGGAGAAACGGACGCTATATCGCTTCCAAGGCGATCCATGACGGCCTCAATCAGCTTTTCGACGTAATCATCAGCGAAGCGCTCGCGTCCTTGCGAGTAACGCATCACGAACACCTGATGGCGCGTTATAGCATCTTCTATTTTATCATTTGTTGACATTATTTAGCCGAGCGGGGCCAATTCCCCGAGTTCTTGCTTGATATCTTCTAGATTCCGATCAGCGTCGATTATCCCGCCCGCCTTGAGCCTGTCGAATATATCTTGGTCGCTAATGATCTGCCGATCTAGCAAGGTAATCATTGACATTAGTAATTGAGGGTCTACCGACTTATCGTAGAATTCTCGGTTAATGTCAAACTCTGCCACTTCGCCAACCCCCATGAATTCACCGCACCACACTAAGCATTGCTGTATTGCTTGGCTTAAGTTGTGAACAATATCCCCTAGAACCGAGTTTTCAGAGGCGAAACGGATTCTAGCCCCTTCTGCCGTCTCATTCCCACCCCTATCGGTGACGATACGCGCACCAATGGCAATCATGGCGTTTTCTTTGGCTCTCATAGCTTCAAGCACTAGGTTATTGGGGTCGGCCTGTACTAATGTTGCGCTGCCAGTCTCTCCCAAGACATGGCCAGCCCTCGAACCGAGCTTAATGCCTGCCGGGTTGTAATCAAGCCATTGCTCCATGCTTAAGCTATGGGTAATGAACAGGGTTGGTTGGCCAGTAAGGAAACAGGATTCTTCGTAGTCTGCCGAGTTGCGATAGTGAGCAATATTCACATCCGCAATATCAGATAAAGGTGCATCGTCTACCGTCGCATCGTTATTCTTTGACCCGACAAACATGCCGGGGATAACGTCCCAAGTGCTACCATCCGCCCTTTTTGGGTACACTTCTTCTGAGTATGGCACGCCGTCCCTGTAAATCTGTTGACTGTAACCGTCTTCGTTAAGTCTAAGCACTCGGTATTGAATCTCGGTATCATGCGAAAACTCATCGCCGCCATGCTTATACGGTTCTGAAATAACGCATAAGGTTAAAAGCTTTCTGCCCCCAACTGCTTCGGTTCTCCAATTAATCACTTGCTCGGCAGTGTATGGGACAATGGCCGCCCTAAGATCAAGCATCGTCACATCTTCCGCGCTTAATCCGTCTTCCGCTTGGGGATAGTCCACCAAGAAAAAGGTTCGCCCCGTTTCCAGTAAGTTCGACAATTCATCCTTTGCCATTTGAACCAGCCCAAGCCCGTCGCCTGTAGCGTCTTCTAGCAAGTAATCAAGACCGGTAGGGAGCTCAAGAACCGGCATCTTACGGAATGCGGCCCCAACCAGAGCGTTTTTAGTTCGCCCCGTGAAGTTGGTAAACAGCGCCCGCTTGAGGTATTGCCGATACCGCATTGACTCAGACCCCACCCGATCATCATTTGATTCTGTATCGGGTACTGGCAGATAGGTTTGCCTCTTATCCTTAACAGATACCGATCCCTTTACTGAATCTCGCGTTTTTTCCCAAACAGGTAGGTACATTTCGTATTCGGGGTTTTTCGTTTCTACGGTCATGGGTAGCCTCTTTTCTAGGTGGCAAACGCAAAGCGAACATTCGCAACGGGTTTCATTATTGGCATTTCATAAGCAATCGGGTAAGTGGTCGCGTCGTTTTGGTGATCGACCCCGCTAGACTTGTCTGGTTCCCCGTTCTTATACACTTGCTGCTCTAACGATTCGGCTACAACCTTGCAAGCCTCGGCGTTAATTCTCACCCTTCCCTGATCCAAAGCCCTATTCATTGCGGCGACCCTATCCCGAATCGCTGGGTTAGTCTTCTTAGCTCGCACTGTATAGCCCGCCTGCTCAAGTAAAGCAAGATCGGACAGTGAAGCGTTAACCGTCTTTCTGGCACCGCCCGAAGCATCTGGGTAAATGTAAATCGGGTGATGCTGGTACCTGTCGTTGATTATACGGATCATTTCGGGCGTGTCATACATGTTACAAAGCTCATCAACCGCGTGCCATTCCCGCCCGCCTTGCCGTTGCACAAACACCGTCGCCGCCTGTTTGGTGACGTTAAAATCGCAACCAATGTATAACGGCTCGCTCTCTTTTATGGTTTCCGTTGAATTGCACCCGTGTCGGTCATAGCTTGCGTAAACCGTCCCGCTTGTCAGGTTGACGAATTGCCCATCCAGATAAGCCGCTAAAAGGTGCTTCGGATAGATCGCTTTCAAACTGTCGATATATCCCGCTGGTAAATGCGGGTTAGATTCGGTCGGGGCTTGGATGATCTCATAACCGGGCTTTGGGTCTTTCTTCCATGCGCTGTAAACGAATCTGAAGCCCTCTGGGGTGGTCGTTACGCCTATCGTGTTCTTCTCACCATTAAGCTTCTTCTGCCTGTTACGCGCCACGATTTGACGCCACGCATGGGCTGCTTCTTCTGGCTTCATGGTGTCCAGTTCGTCCACGTCCGCATCGGCGTGCTCATAGCCAACGATGCGTTGGGGCGTGTCCATTGACCTAAAGAAAGTCGCGCCCATCCCGTTTACGTCGATATAGTTGAGCGGTGACTTATAAAGTCGATAGGGGATATCTAACTCGGTCAATATTTCTTCAAAGCGTGGAAAGGCGATCATCCGTATCAGGTCATAGGTGGGCGCATAAAAGCCCCGGTTAGTCGTTGGGTTTTGTAGCTTCCCAATAATCGACCTTTGGATGGCCGCCTCTGTCTTACCCGCACCAAACCCCGCAACCATTGCCGGGAATTGGGCCGAACTGGTTATGTATTCAAATTGCGGTTTGGTTGGGCTAATGCGAGCCATCGTTGGCTAGCTTTCCGGTTCGTCTTCGTATGGGTTCACAATCTCAATGGTAATCGGCTTATGCTCTGAGATAGTATCAATCTGATCACGTTGCCCGAGTAGTTGCTTACCCAACCAGATGGCCATTGTTGGGTTGCCGCCTTCCATAATCTCGAACTGTTTACGCCTAACCGATAGCATCCCGTCCGATCGGCCATGCTCGATAATCTCGGAAAATTCCGGCGATTCTGCCATTCGGCGCTCAATGGTTTTTTTGTTGCACTCGAAGAAGGCTGCGATTTCTGCAATCGTACAGTGAAGCTTGAGAAGCTTGCGGAGTTCGTCAGGGTCTATCTCTGTTCGGGGTCTTCCGGCCATGTCATTTCCCCTTTAGTTTCTTCGCTGGCTTGGTCTTCTTGTCGCTTGTTTTCTTGACTGATTGGCCCTGCTTCTTTAAGTCTTTGTATGGCATTGGTGCGTCTCCTGTTTGAGTGCTTGGATCGGTTGAGCCGTTTAGGTTTCTTTGGCCACATTTTCTTTTATAGATGCGACATTATGTGAGCTCTGAGATGCGACCTGAGACGATTTTAAGGGGCAATTGGTCAAGCCCTTCGGTTAGCTTATCGAACGCTGAGAGAGCTTTACGCGAGCTTGTAACGCCATCCGCATCAACTCGCAAGCCTTCGCCCAATGCAATGCAGCCTGTTACATCTTTGGCAGTGTTTCCAACGTGGATAAGGATATAAGAACGCCCCGGAACATCTTCAAGCATCCAGACATTCGGTCCGAACTTGGGTGAATCATGGCGGACCATATTATACTCGCCATCTGGCACACATGAGACGTTCACAGCGTTATCTAACCAAGGCGGTTCAACCGTCCAACACTTGAAGCCTTCGAACTCTAAACGTCCTAGCGTGCAACCGTTAAAGAATGCCCATCTGTTTAATATAACCATAAGGAATAACCGGCCTGAAATTGAGACCCATACATGATAACCCTATGAATGGACAAAAAAAAGCCCCAATTAAGGGGCGATTGATTTGGAAGGGGTAACGGGTCAACCTAGAAGAAGAAAGACCCCACAGCGATCGACAGGACGCACACAACGCCAAGCATGATATGGAGATCGTCCCGCTCAAACTGTTTCAATGTTGCGCTTCTTCTTCTGGCTGTTCTTCTTCTCATGCCGTCGCCTCGCTTGTGTAGTAAAGATCGGGTAATTCACTCGAATCTGTGCCGGTTGCGTATCGGTTAGACTGGCACACCGTAAAAAGTCCGTCGAATCCGCCTGATTCTGATTTGTCATGCTTTGGCCAATACTCGACGCGGTAATTACTTTGCATCCAATAGACCTCAACCCCTGATTTTACCATCCGCGCCAGTTCTTCCCTATTGCTAATTGGTCTCATGCTGTCACCCCTTCCAGTTGCAGAAACCTATCTACCAGCTTGCAATCTAACCGGCGAAATTCGCTAGGCGTAAAAACCCCAGCGTTATACATTTTTTCCAGCCACACCTCGACATTATCCAATTGCTCGACAGTTTTCGCGGTCTTAATCTTGCTCAATGAATATTGGTAATAGTTCATGCTGCCACCTCCATCTCATCGCGTACAAGGTCGCGGGCATCGTCGATAAGCTCGACGTTAAGAGCCTCAAGGGTATCGCGGTCTAAGGCGGAAAGGATGTGCTTTTTGGCAGTGTTGGCAGAGCAAGAGAACTCGGTTGCGATGAACTCGCAGAATTCCCATATTACGAAATTGCGTAGCACTCGGTCGTTATCGTAAAACATTTTGACCTGCTCGCAATTGCTAAGGTAATGACCTTCACCCATGTATGACCCATCGATCCAGCATCGAAACATGCGGCGGGCGAAGTGGTTAGCGTCCAGAATCGTTTGATCGTAACCTTCGGTCCCGTGGTCGCGGTTGCTGAGATAGCTACTGATTTCTTGCTTTAACATTTTGTGTTGCTCCGTTTTGTTTTTGATGTGCTTAGAATGCCTGATTGTCTTGATGGTGTCAAGCATTATTTTTACATTAACCGAAATTAATTACAGTTCTTTGAGTGCTGCGCGTACAGCGTCACCGTTAAGCCAGTCGCTGAGGTCTAGCTCGGTTTCAGCGATTGCGCGTGCGGTTTCTTCTTGCTCCGAAATGTCAAAGGTAACTGAGTCGAGAAGATTACAAGCCGCGTCTAATTCCGCAAAGATTTCCGGATCAATGGTGATGTTAGACCGTCTGGCTTGATCGTGTAGCACCGTTGCGAAGTGCTCAAGGTTTGCCGCTAATTCTTGAAGTGTTGCCATTTGCTTTGCTCCGTTTTTGATTGATGGGGCCAGCTTGCCATAGCCTGACCCCTTCGTCAAGGTTTATTTTTACACAGACCCAGAACCGTTAAAGGTTCCCATTTCCGCCGCGTCGAAATATTCCAAAGGCTCAACCCCTCGCGCTTGCAATTCTTCGGCGTACCGCTTCGCTTCGGCTTCGTTCCGGTGTGATTTTCCATGACCCAAAGCAAGGCAAGCTGTAGCCGCCGCGTTGGCGTATGAGCTTTTGAGGGTTTCGATTGTTGCGTTTTTGATTGCTTCCATGTTTACCGCTCCGTTTTGTTGTTGGTTTCCTAGACGCCCTCTGCTTTAACTTGAATCCTTAAACCTTCAATTCGGTCTTCTGTAAACCAATCGACGCCTTCGGCTTCAATGCGAAACTCATCGAATAACGCTCGAACTGCTAGACCTTCCCGAAGCGCCCAGTAGGCATATATTGGCAGAAGAACGCATTCATCCGCCGCTTCATTGCATTGTCTGGCTTCTTGTAAAAGTTCGTTAATTCTCTTTACCGTCTTTTTGCTGATTGTTGCCATTTGTGTTGCTCCGTTTTGTTGATTTGATGAGTACACTTTACCCCGCCCGTTGCATCTTGTCAAGGTTTATTTTTACACTTAGTTGGAATAAACACACCACCTCTTATTCTTTTTTGTTCTATTCTTTGTCGCGTTTTTGTTTGACAGTGAGGGGGCTTTATGCGCTAGAATGTTTGGACAACTAGAAACGGAGCGGAAGCAATGCAATACAAAGAAGGTCAGCCGATTTGGGTAAAGATGCCTTGGATCGATGACGAAATGGCAGTGCGCGGGGAATTCTTAGCGGAAACCGCAAAACGATACAAGGTTTTTTGCGGTGAACGCGGCGGGGTTATTTATGTCGCCAAGCACAACATCAAGCCAATCGAGGGTTAAACCATGTCTAAACATTTTAAGCGGGCGGCCTTTGCCGTCTTTTTGATTGCTTGTCTTTATTTGGCGGGTGACGGTGATTATGAGGAAGCCCAAAGACAGGCGGCCCAATATCAAGCAGACTTTTGTGCGGGCTATATTCCAGACTATAACAACCGGGGGCCTGATTGCTCGACGGCAAATTAGAGGGGCCACGACACCCACAAAGCACGCGACCGATGAGGAAGGGCCGCCCACTATCGCGGGGGGGCTTCCGCACTCGACTCGAATTTGTCGAAGCTGTGCGCGGTCGGTTGGCTAAAGGCTACACCGTCGGGCGGATCGCTCAAATTCTTGGGCTTACGTGGTGGGTTGTAAAGCGGGTGGCGATGGATCTAGAACCGCAAGCCAAGGCCAGGGACTAAACCCTTTGAAATCAATGACTTAGGGCCAGGAAGAGGTTATTTTGTTGCTTTTGTGGGGTTTTTCCTTGATTTAGGTCATTTTTTTGGTCTAGGGGATGCAGAAATTATGGTCCTCGGCCTGTGGAATTTGGTCTAGGGGATGCAGAAAACGAGGGGAGTGAAATTTATGACCGATACTAGGTTAGATGAGATGCGGGAACAGGTAAATGAATTCCACCATCAAAACCAAGATGTTTGGCGGCTTTTTTGCGGCTTTACCTTTGATTTGATTGAGCTGGGGTACAAGAATTATTCAGCCAAGGCGGTTTTTGAGCGCATACGGTGGGAAAAAGACACTGGAGGCGATGGAGTGAACCAATTTAAGCTGAATAACAATTATACGGCATTTTATGGCCGAAGATTTATGCGGGTATACCCAGAGCATGATGGATTCTTCCGAACCCGAGAACAGATCTCGGAGGCGAAGGATGCCACCCACCTTGACGAGCTAGGGCCGCAGTTTTGGTCTTCGATCTAGTGGCAAGGCTGCTTGAGGCTACGTACCTACCTACGTACCTAAAATTTGGTCCCCGGTCTAGTGGCAAGGTTTGGTCTACGGTCTGGCGGCAAGCCATAACACAATTTGATCATGAAAGGGGCCTGAATAATTAAGAGTTTTTTAGGCCCCTTTTTAAATAGGGTAATTAAATAGGGATAATTGTTTCACATGAAACACAATGATAACAAGGAGCAGCAAATGAAAGTGCTAGACTTATTTTCAGGCATTGGCGGTTTCAGTTTGGGTCTTGAAGCTGCTGGATTTGAGACCGCAGCCTTTTGCGAATACGATCAAGAGGCTCAAAAGGTGTTACGCAAGAACTGGCCTGATGTCCCCATATTTTCAGACGTTAGAACCCTAACCAAACAGGAGCTCCAAGACAATGGAATACAGGACATCGGACTTATTTGCGGCGGATACCCATGCCAGCCTTTCAGCGTCGCAGGAGAACGGCGTGGCGCAGAAGATGACCGTCACCTCTGGCCTGAAATGTTTAGGCTTGTCCAAGAACTCAGGCCCACTTGGGTCATTGGAGAAAATGTTGCTGGCCACATCAATATGGGGCTCGACGAAGTGCTCGCTGACTTGGAAACAGAGGGCTACACCGCAAGGACGTTTGTTATTCCAGCTTGTGCCGTCGATGCTCACCATAGACGAGACAGAGTTTGGACTGTGGCGCACGCCAGTAGCGGATCAGGGCGGGACACCGAAAGCATTGTTGGAAGGAAAGACAACGAGACCAAGCGGTCACAAGATACAGATACGATTGCAGGATCAAGTGAAGATGTGGCCGACACCAACGGCTCATATCAGCAAAGAAGGGGGGTACCCATCGGAATATACTCGGAACACTCCATCACTGACTTCAGAAGCTACACAGGCGGACAACAAGCCGCCGTCCTCTGGAAGCCTGAACCCAACGTGGGTCGAGTGGCTAATGGGGTTCCCAGAAGGTCACACAGACTTAAACAGCTAGGCAATGCGGTAGTGCCTCAAGTGGTAGAGCAGATTGCAAAATTAATATGGAGGATCGAGCATGAAACCAACTAGAAACGAGCTTTTAACGGCTTGGATGACGTTAGTTAAGGTAAAAGAGACCTACTACCAGAAAGATATCGACCAATACGAGCAAACCGTATTGCTTGATGTGTTGAAAATGCTGGATCGATTACAGGAAATGGAGGGGAAGAAGTGATCAAGAAACAACTTGATAAGCTGATGGTGCCACGTTATACGGGCGGAGCAATGATTGTGGCCTTTTTGGTAGGCTACGTTGTTGGCGCACTACTGATCTGACTCACCAAGACGGCTTTTTTGGTTCATCCTTTGAAGTCGTCTCTTTTTGCATTTCTTGCTCAATCAAGATTTGGCAATAATGGAT